TTACCTGGTTGCCGGAAATTTTTTATATAGCGTCGATATCCCAACATCGTAAATTAATGCCACACGCTGTCGTGATTCACCTGCTGCAATCAACCTGCCTGCCTGCGCCCACTGTTCATCAGTTAGCTTTGATCGACGCCCACCTATTCGCCCTTCTTCACGAGCCGCAGCCAATCCCGCCCTGGTACGTTCGACTATCAGCTCCCTTTCCATTTCTGCAAGTGCGCCCATGACATGGAAGAAAAAGCGTCCCATTGGTGAAGACGTATCTATGCTGTCGGTCAGGCTGCGAAAGTTAATACCCTTTTCCCGAAGCTCCTCCACCAAAACGACAAGATGCCGCATGCTGCGACCGAGTCGATCCAGTTTCCAGACCACCAGCGTATCGCCTTCAGACAGAGTCCTGAGTACTTTCTTCAAGCCCGGCCTGTCAGACGTTCTGCCGCTGATCTTATCCTCGAATATCAGTTCACATCCTGCGCACTCCAGCGCGTTTCGTTGCAATGCAGTGTTCTGGTCATTTGTTGACACGCGTACATAGCCGATGAGCATGAGAAATAACCCTGTAAAAATCCGGGATCATGCCATCTGAGCCGAATAACTGCATTTTCTAAAAGGTTGGTTTGGGAGAAGCGGCTAAAAGGAATGTAGGGACAGGGGCGAATCAGATACCTGATATGGGTAGCTTCACGCTTTCTGTTTCAGGTACTGGATATCAAAAATTACCATCAGGTTTTATTCTTCAGTGGGGCTCAATCGGCGCACCAGGCATTGCACAGGATGTAGTAACCCATTTCCCGATTGCATTTCCAAACAGATGTCTGCGTGTTTTGGTCTCACAAGACTACACACCAGATAGCGGGGCTGTTGGTTATATTGCCTGTGCAGGTTTTAGTCCCGACCCGGTTAAATTTATATCCAGAGCCAGTACTCCTGGCCTCGGCGCTTCATTTTTAGCGTTAGGCTGTTAATTTAGCTATATGGAGTGAAAAATGAATTACATATATTCCGCGACTACAAACTCTTTCTATCCGCTGGAGATGAAAGAGGATTACACTCAAGCTGACTCATGGCCAGATGATGCTGTTGAAGTTGATGAGCAAGTGTATATTGAGTTTTCCGGATTACCGCCGAAAGGAAAAATCCGTATCGCTGGAGAAAATGGTTTTCCTGCATGGTCCGAAATTCCACCACCAACACATGAGGAACAAATTGCTGCAGCCGAATTGGAGAAGCAGCAATTGATTAATCAGGCCAACGTTTATATGAACAGTAAACAATGGCCTGGTAAAGCGGCTATTGGTCGTCTGAAAGGTGACGAACTGGCGCAATATAATTTGTGGCTGGATTACCTGGACGCACTGGAACTGGTCGATACTTCCGGTGCGCCAGATATTGAATGGCCTACGCCTCCGGCAGTTCAGGCCAGATGACATCCGGCGCGGTGCTGGTATCTGTTGCCGTCACCGCGTCAATGTAATCCAGCACAGCGTTAAGTCGGGTGGTTTCTGCCTGCGTCAGCTTCCGCCCGGCCTGCAATTTCAGTTGAATCAGACTGATGGAAGCCATTGCAGTATCAATCAGTGACTGACGCTGTGCTTCTGCCGCGTCTACTGCGGCGCTATGCTGTGTCTCAGTATCCGTTACCCATTTCTCACCATCCCATTTATCGTATGGCGTTAACGGGGCGATAGTGGTTGTTTTTTCGGGGTAATCACCCGGAGTTGTGATTTCTTTGGCGTCTCCCGTTTCGGTGTTATAGACGATTTCACCGCGATGGTCTGGTACATATTCCCATGAGTTAAAATCTGCAGAGCGGCAGATTGCATAACCAGCTTTGTAGGTGCCTGGAGCATCTAAACAGGAATATGCCGGAATGCCGACACCAACAGCAAGATATTCAGTTGAAGCTGAAATATACTCCCGACTCATGACGTCAAAGTTATAAACAGTAATTTCTCCTGCCATAGTGGCAATTAATTCACTGTTTAATTCTGCGTTATTCATTATGCAGCCCTCACAATATAGTTAAAAGCGACATTTCGTGGGCGTGTTTCATTCGCACCTGCAGGTTTAGTCGTTGCCGCAACAACACCACCCTCTGTAATAGCCGGGTTGGGAATTGGGTAATTATCGAAGTCAATGGCTGGAGACAGGGGCGTGATTTGTTTTAAAATCGTGGTGCCTGTAAAACTTTCCAGAGTCTGGTCGTTAGTTCGTGAAGTCCAGATTCCCCAATAGTGGTTATGACTGACAATCGCACCGTCCTGAAGCGTTAATAATCCCCTTCCGTTATCCACTCCACGCCCGTCATCCCAGCCACGAATAAACTCACCACGTAAATCAGGCAATTTATTTGTCGGATAAGCCTTTGCCAGTTCCGGGTATTCTTCAGCAGAAAAAGCGGCACCGTTGCATTTCAGCCAGCCTGTTGGCGGAGTGGCGGAAGGCCACGGAACAGGCACACCAACGGGTAATGCCGAACCTTCTCCCAAACCAAGGTTTTCGAGAGCCCTTTTCACCGTGCCATCCGATTTGATATCGCCAAACGGATTCTTGCGGCTTAACAGCAGCGCACGAAGCGCGGTAAGCAGCTGGTCATGCCGCCCCTTCTCCAGGCTGGCACCGGATGCCTCCACCACGCTGCAGAGTTCTTCCTGCAACATGTCAAAGTAGTCATCATCCAGATCGGTGGCAGGTGTGCCGGTCTGGGGGTTACCACGGGTAAAACCGTTCTTACCCGCGCCGAACTTATCCTTCTGCGCGGTTTTCGTGTCTATACGATGCATGGATTACTCCGGATATTTAAAAATTACGTAGGTATGCGAAGGGCAGAGTTTGTTAAGCACACACTCGACAACGGTGTCGCCCCAGATACGCAGTGCGGAATCACAGGGATCACCACATGTCATCCAGGTGGTGTTGGTGGCAGCTGGCATGTTGACCTGCCAGTAATACCGCCATTCCGGCGCATTCACCGCGTCAGTACAGGCCGATGAGCAGGTGAAGGTGCTTTTGTCGTATCGCGTGATGGTGGCATCTGGTCTGCCCAGGGCAGCAAGCTGTGCAAGATAAAAATCCTCGTTGATGCCGCCCGCCAGGTTAACCTTCGCATCCAGCCGTTGCTGACGCTGGCGAAGGGTCTGTGTCCCTGCGGGAATACATTCATCCGGCAGACCGCACAGACGCTCCCAGCGGTTTATCAGTTCAGTGGTGGTGCGCGGATCCAGCTCCCGCATCAGGGCATCCGCACGCTGATGAACTCGGGTTAATGACGGTGCCGCACCGGCAATCGACGGATCGCTGGCTGACCACGCCGGACCGGGGGGCAACAGTGCCGACAACAGACGGATGTAATCATCGTTTGTCACGTCCATGAAATCGTCCCCAGTACCGCCAGTTCATTTTTTGCAATGGAGATATTGTCTGCCGGTGCAAGCAACTGATGGCTGTATTCCCCGTTCGCACCGGAAATCGCCTCACTGATACGCGATACCTTCAGTTCTCCCTGCGGATAACCATCACGCAGCAGGAACGAACGCAACTCCGCGGTGATGGCAGCCCGTATTTCCGGTGTGTCCGGCGTCACGCGGATATGAAAATCCACCGTATGTGCCACCGGCCTGAACACATACAAATCAGAGCCTGCCACCGGGGCCAGTGGCCCGATATGTTGTCTTGCCGCCGTTTCCGTTGATTCTTCCGGAATGGGATTAATCAGGTCACTGCTGGCAATCATCACACCGACAGTTCCCGTTCCCATCCAGTGACGGTATGTCCATGCGCGGGTAATGCCGGGCACTTCTTTAGCCCAGACGACATAGTCCCCGTCAGCCCCGCCCTGCGGCGTCCAGTAATACCGCTCAATGACGCGGGCGCGCCACGTTTCCAGCTCTTCAGTATCAAATCCGCCTGTCAGGGTGTCAGCCACACCGGAAGACGGCAGACCATTCACCGGCGTGACCAGGATTAATGCCGTACCGTCGTCAGCGTTACCGACCGCGCCTGCACTTGAGCAGGCGATCGGCACGCGCAGGACACCACCGGAGCTGGTTGCATCGGCAGTTGCCGTGTACTGAACCAGGTCATCGCGCTGAATCACGCTCCCGGCAGTCACCTTCAGGCCATCGCTGACACCTTCCCAGCGCATATACCCGCTGGCAGCCGTGGCCCCCTTGCGCGGACACCGTTTCATCGCAGCATGTCGCGCCAGCCAGGACTCATCGCACAGGTCAGGCAGCATATTCATTGCCAGATAATCGATGTACCCGTAAACCGTATGCAGCGCTGCCGCATACACCTTTGCCCGCACGTCTTCATCCATGCGCCGGAGCGTGTCGCTGACGTCCAGCCTGGCGAATAAATCGTTACGGAGCATACTGATATTTTCTGCCAGCGTCGGGCGCTGAAATTCACTGTCCGCCATGCGTTATCGCACTCCACAGATCATCAAAAGAAATCATTACCGGTCCGTCACGACGCCAGAGAGTGATACTGTTACCCAGTTCATTAATCCCGGTGCGGCGGATATCCAGATCAATACGGGACACCACGCCGTCATCAATCATCCATTGCAGGCATTCGCGGATATACCCCCTTACCGTCTGCACCAGCTGATTGGTCAGTTTGCTGCGCTGAAGCAGCCACAGTCGGGAGCCGTAACGGTCATTCTGTACCGCAGGCCAGGTATCCCCCCACCATCCCATCGGGACGTCGGCGTTGTCATCAGGCTCCGCCCGCCGCCAGGTAAACAGGGAAATCACCACGGCGCGGGTCAGCGGATCCAGCGGTGCGCTGGCGCAGGTGCGTTTACCGTTCACCGTCAGCCACAGTTCCATCATGCCTCCATCGCTTTATCAGGTTTGTCGGTGTTACTGCCCTGACCGTTCTCTCTGTGACGATGCCCGTTATAGGCAAGCCGCATCGCTGACATGGTGGTGCCGCCGGAGTCGCACAGGTCTTTCACCTGTCCGGTCACTTCCAGGTCCATTTCAAAACGTGCTTTAGGCGCATTGCGAAACGTAATCGTTTTACCTGCACCGTCCACCACGATCCCCGCCCGGGTCAGCGTCACGGACTGCCCCTGATCGTCATAGACAGCCACCTCCCCCGTCTGCAGCCCTTTCAGGCGGTAGCGCCGGTCCGACACCGTAACAACCACCGCATGAGAACGGTCGCCATACGGAAACAACACCACCGCTTCCGCACCGCTGTTTGCCCTTGCGGTAAAACCGTAGGGTTCAAGATGTTCAATCCCGGCTTTGGGTTCACCGGCAATCAGGGACACATCCACGGTCTGACATTTCGTGGCGGCACTGATGCTTTTCACCACGGCCCGCCCAATCAGGCCGAGGAGTTGTCGCTGCATGGCTTCAATCGTCCTCATCAGAACGGATCCTCCTGTACTCTGGCTTTTTTCTTTTTCCGCGCGCCGGGGGCTTCGGGTTCAGGCAGATAAGCATCAGGTGGGCCGACACGGATTTCCGTCAGGGTGCCGTTCTGGTCCTGAGTAAACGTGACTTCCGAAACAAGCAGTTCGGTATTGTCGAAACCACAGACCGGATCAAAGACAATCACCCGCTGGTTGGGCTGCCACAGCGTACCGTTACCCTGTCGCCAGCCCTGCACCACATAGGTGGTTTCATCCGTCCGCGCCGCCCGTTGTCGGGCTTCAAAGTCCGCACGGGCAATACAGCCTGCCCCCGTAGCCTGCCCTGTCTGCCTGATATACATCGGACGGTAACGGGCAATAAATGCGTCCTCTGTGCGGGCCCGCAGCGCGGTGGTGGTGGCCTCACCGAAATCATCGTCGTTTCCGGCACGCTGCCCCGCCACCTGGTAAACAGAAAACCGCTCCCGGATACTCTTCTCCGTATCGCAGGAAAGGATGTTTTCCCCGAGTACCAGCGCGGTATGTGCCCGCGTTGAGCCAATACCACCAATCACCAGCCTGCCGTGCGGGTCGTCATAAGCCAGCGCCTGCTGCTGACCGAGTATTTTGTTGATCACCTCAATCACCGTTTCGCCGTGATCAGGCTGGACGTCAGGAATAACACCCGACGGCGCACCGCTGTTCACCACCTCAATGCCGAAAGGCGCAGCAAGCGCCTGCGCAATCTGTACCAGCGATCGTCCGTTAAACTGTGTCGGTTCGGCTGCACAGTCAATCAGGTCAGCAGTCAGACTACGCCCGGCAATACCGGTGCTGACCGAACGGGCATCGTAACGAACGGGGGTCGCCTCCACCCAGCCGGTGATCACCAGCTCATCACCAATCAGCACTTCCACTTTTGAACCGTTTTTAATGCGCGGCTGAAGTGTGGTGATACCCTCATCCCCCGGCCACTGGCGGGTGATCTCCACGCTGAAATCCCGCGCCAGCCGTTCAATGCCGGCACCAATACGCACCGATGTCCAGCCATTCCACTCCCGGCCATTTACCCGTAGCGTGACGTTATCGTTCATTGCACTGGCACCTTCAGAGGGATCACCGGCACAAAGCCGGGATGCGTAATGGCATTACGCCGGATAATGTCCGCGTCACGCGCCGCGTTATCAAACCAGGTCGCCGCCAGCACCAGCGCGGGTAAAACCTCATCCGGTGTGCGCTGAATGATCCGTGCAGACTGTTCAAGGCGCGTGTTGATATCCGCATTCAGATCTGCTTTCACCCGGCGCAGCGCCAGAAACAGCGCATCACTGGTTGTACGGGACAACTCCTTATCAATTGCCGTATTCAGTGTGTCGCGAATGTCAGTCAGTTCTTCCCACGTCGGCAGGTCAACCGTGTTTTTCACCGCCGGTGCATTGTTCAGTGCCGGATGCGTGACGGAAGGCCAGCCAGTGCTCTGCGCAGGTGTTGTTGCCTGCCCCACTGCGGCATTCTGCATCACCGCGGAAGTTGTTGGCGCAGGCAATCGGGTGACGGCATACGCCGCTTCGCTGATTGCGGTCGTACGAAGGGTGCTGGCAACCACGTTACGCTGCTGCGTCGCCGTGGCGGTGGTTTTACTGTCCGTTTTCCAGACGCCGCGCGGTTGCAGATCGCTGCCGAGGCTGACACCGGAAAGCGTTTTGATCATGGTGACCAGGTCGCTGGCGTTACCATAAAGGCGTTTCCCGGTACGCCACATTTTCTGCACCTGCTCAACGAAATTTTTGCCTGACGATGGCGGCGGCAGAAGTACCGAGATATCCCCCTGCAACAGCCTGGCGGCATCCGATACGGCAGAATCCACCACTTTCATCGCATCAGAAACATACCCAAGCATTATGCTGGCATTACCGACGACGTCGTTCTGCACAAAATCCGCCACGCCATCGATACTGAAACCGCTGAAGCTGTCACTGATGCAGTCATCCAGTGCAGAACAGGATGACATCAGCGTCTGCGCCGTCGCCGCACCTGATGTGGGGTAAGAGAGCTCTCCTGCTTCGACAAACTTCAGGTCAAAGCGGACAATACGTCCTTCACTTTTCGATGTGCTGACCCGAACTTCCCCGTCAACACAGACTTTCAGCTCACCGTATGTCGGATGGACAAGCGTGCCGGGACCGGGTTTATTCAGCGCGTCAATCAGGCGATCGCGCTGGTCAAAACAGTCATCTCCCACCACATAAGCCGTGATGGACGGGCGGAAAGTGATTTTCCCCAGGTCTTCGGTATAGGGTTTGTCGCGGTTCGGGTATTCATGTGTTTCCACACGGCGACCGGTTCCCGCACTTTCTTCTTCAACCTTAAACGGCACACCGCGAAATGACGCGTCCTGAAGTCTGTCTTTCCACGTCATATAAACTCCGTACATAAAAAATCCCACCGGAGTGGGACTCATTAACAGATTAATTTTTCATTACCTGCCAAAGCGCGTATAGCCAACATCATGGCTGACATCAAAACCGCTGGATCGCGTTTCCATAACCCGCATACCCGGAGGCGAATTCACAAAAGAGACCTTGATCTCACCATCAACTTTTGGCGCAGAAGCTTTGTTGATCATGAAGGGATTCGGGCCTGTGGCATCGGAGGCGTTGTTTGACTGAGCCGGATCTACCGCCTGATAAGGTGTGTATCCCCGTGCCGGTATTCCCGTCCCATAAGCATCATAAGCACCCGCGCCCCACTGCGCCGAGTTAATGGTATCGACCGTGTCACCGGAACTGTCGGTAAACCATTCAATAATCGGCTTCAGCTTATCCCACATATCCTGAAACCACTTAACAACCGGTCCCCAGTTATTGATCACCATCCCCAGCGGCGACCAGGCAAAAACTTTCTTAAGGAGTTCCCAGCCAGCCTCAAAATAAGGACCAATGGTTTCCCAGAGCTTCTTGAAATAAGGTCCGACAACATCCCAGTTAGTGATAATTAATCCCGCAGCCAGGGCTATCGCCGTCGCAATCATGCCAATCGGCGTCATCGACATGATCCTGCTGACAATGCTGATGGCACTGCCCACGCCCATCAATCCCAGTTTCAGAATCGCAAGACCGGCAGCAAGCCCGACGACGCCGCGAATAACCCGGGGATTTTCATCCGCAAACTTCGTGAATTTTTCCCCCAACTCCCCCAGCCATTGCGTGATATTTTTAGCGTCACCAGAAAATGCGCCGCCAATAGCTGCAAGACCGTTAGTTGCGGTCCCCGTCATTGCCTCCCACAGGTTGGACAGCGTACCAAGCTGTGCCTGAACACGTTTATTCAGGCTGGCCTGTTTATTCATCTTCTGCTGGATCTGATCGTAGCCATCCTTTCCTTTATCGATTAGTGCATTGACCACCTGAAGGGTTTCGGCATCATCACCAAATATTGCCTTAAGTACACCAGTTCGTTTAACGTCGGTCAGTTTTCGCAGCTTTGCCAGTTGCCTGAACATGTTATCAAGACCGCCAAAACTCCCTTTGCCGTCAGTAAAATCGAGCTGTACCCCGAGTTTCTGGCGGGCCATGATTTTATTGACGTCCCTGATTTTCTTAACGCTTAATCCGGACTGGATAACTTTTCGCAGGGCGTTACCTGCCGATTCCCCGTTCATCCCCATCTGATCCATCATGACGCTGATGGGGGCAAGGCTCTGTGCAGCCTGAAGACCGTCCTTGTTCACCATCTTCAGAACAGAGCTGGTTTTAGTGAAGAAGGACAACATGTTGGTATCGTCAACGCCCAGATAAAACGCCTTCTGGATAGTGTCGAACAGCCCCATCATGTCTTCTGACGCCGTTCCGGTAGCATCCTGCATCTTTGCGGCAAACTCGGCAGCCGCTTCCGGTGTTTTTTTCAGTTGTACCGCAAGATAAGCTGTCGCTTTACCCACACCGCCCAGAATGTTTTCTGCCGGGATCCCCTGACGCACCAGCATCTGCATCATGTTCTGGAAATCAGCCGTTGTACCGGGTAGCTGGTTACCCAGACCAATAGCCAGTTTATTGATGTCCTGAAAGCTCTTTCCGACCTCACCGTTCGCATCCATCATGGCAACTTTCAGCCCGGTGGCGGCGTTTTCCTGATCGGCATAAGATTTCAGGGAAAGCGTCAGACCCGCAGCCAGTCCGCCACCAAGCGCCAGCCCACCCTGTGACGCTTCTTCCGCCTGGCGTTTAAATCCCCGGATTTTCTTTTGCATTTTCGACAGCGCGGGAGAAAGCCTGTCGACACCGGTGATCAACGCCTTAAGCTCAAATTCAGCCATGTGTGCGTTTCTCCTGCTCTATCCTGTTTGCCTGACTGACCAGTAAGGGAATTTCACTGATCGGCATATTCAGCAATTCGAAGGGATTAATGTGCCAGTAGCTGGCGCAGTCAAAGAAGCGATCAGTGAGGTATTCAGCCGTCAGGCCTGGAGGAAAAAACCAGCCACAAGCCACGCCGCTGCATTCATGTCTGCCGGAGACATCTGGTCGACAGAGCTTTGCGGCACTTTCGCCAGCCGCACAATGTATTTCGACACCACATGCGCCAGAAGTCTGACGGACTCATCCTGATTCATCTGGTAGGGATACCCCAGCTCGCGGACATCTTTCCCGGTGGGCTCATCAAACTCCAGTACGGAGAGTGTCTCGCCATGAGCAGTGATCGGTTTCTTTAACTCAAGCTCTTTCATTACTGGTAATCCCCTTCTTCACCGTGGAACTCAAGATCAACCGTGCCTTCTTCGGCATTATGGTTCGCTTCGCCATGCAGCCAGGCAGACGACAGTACATAGACCTGACCGTTCGCCAGCTCGGCAGTGATGGTCATCTCATCAGACGAGGTGATTTTGCTCACCGGAAAATTCTTCGGCACCTTGAAGGTCCCTTTGACATAAGGCGCACGGTGAGTTTCCTTGCGGTCCACTGAACCGTCCAGGCCGATGATGTCATCATTGACCGTCCTGTTCATGGGCACCTCAATGCCGCCGGTCAGCGATAGCTGCTGACCGTCAATTTTGAAATAACAGGTTCCCCCGATACGGGCCATTATGCAGACTCCTCTGAATACTGAAGACGGAACTGGTTAACCACGGCAAAGACACGCAACTGGTTAACATAGTCAGGCGGGAACAGCGTGTTCAGGCGGTTCGGATCGCTGGCATCACGCTCCACAACCAGGTACTGCTTAAACAGTTCGTAGTTTTCCACGATCCCCGCACGCTCAAGCTGACGGTAGGTTGCCAGCAGTTCCCCTTTGATCACCGCCGGGGTGACAATTGCCTGACCGGGACCAAAGCGGGTACCGTCACTGGCAAGCTTGTGACGCCCGTACTTACTGGTAATGACGGATTTCAGTTTGCGCAGTACATACGCACTGGTATGCAGCGTCTCGCTGTCGAGGTAGCTGTTATCCGCAACCCCGTAAGCATTTTTCCTGTACGTGGTGACATCACGCTGAATGCGCAGCACCCCGCTTTCGACATACGCCGTTGCCACGCCATGAGACAGCAGGGTCTGTTGTTCGGTCATCGTGAACCGTTTCCCCTTCGGCGCAGGCAGCATCCCCACCAGCTCACCGGTCTGCGTGGGACGTGCCGGATCGTTGCGAATAAACACCGCTGCGCGGGCGGTACGGCTTGCCGCCAGCTCGTCGGCAGGCGTCTGGGTCTCTTTTTCGTACCCCGCCAGGGTAATGTGCTGCTGGTTAAACTGGTCACCTGCGGTCACCAGTTCTGACAGTGTGCCGATCTTTGCCGTATACACATGACCATACAGCTGACGCGCATAGCTCCAGCGACCGCTGGTATCGTTCATCTCGGTCACCAGCGTGTTAACGGAGGCCGTGTCGTTGAACGGCAGGCCGATATAATCAAACGGCTCATCCGCCATTGCAGCCACCGCGCCGGTGAGAACCGGAGCGCCCGTTCCGGCGGTCCCCGTCGCCACGGCAATCTGTACGCCCGCTGGCAGCACTTCGCCCCCACCAAAGCCGTAGTAATTGAGGCTGACAGGAATTTCATTCCCGCAAAGCCCCTTATGACGCGCGGTCAGCGTGACCACGCCTGCCGAAGATGAGGCCGTAAACGGCAGGGCCGGAACGGCATTGATGGCATCCTGGATACTGCTGGCAATCGTCGTGACGTTATCGCCGTTGGTCACCGGAGCCTGCACGCGGGTACGTCCCACATAAACATTCACCGTGCCGGTTTCGGTTGCCGCCCCGGTCACCGTCAGCGTAACTGTTGCCGCCGCGCCTGTGGCTTCCGGAACGGCAATCACATACAGCTCACCAAACGGGTCGGTCTGGCGATAAGCCTCGACCATACGCGCCAGCTGACTTCCCGCACCACAAATCTGGCGTGCATAGTCTGCCGACGGCATCAACACCAGACTGTTGGCAACAATCTCTGCACCGTTACTGGCATGACCAATCAGCAGCGATGCTCCGCTGTCCTGTGCAGTATTCGCTGCCTGGTTATCCATTTCCGCATAAAACAGCGGAACCAGCGTATTCGACGGAATGGTGTTAAAGCTTATCGTCATCGGTATTCACCTTTTTATTCACGCGCCGGATATCACCCACTGCTTCACGGCGCAGCCAGTAGTTGTTCTCGTCAACATTTCGCCCTTCGGCGGGCAAAAGGTCGCCGCGGGCAGGGTCAGGAACTGACCGCCCTTTAACAGGTTTGACAAACATGAGGATCCTCAGGAAGGAAGGGTTATTTCGGTGTGATGTTCGATATCGCCGTCAGGCCCGTTACCGGGCTCGAGATAATCAACATCAATCGCCAGCGTTTGCAGTTCATCCAGACTGTTCAGATCATCCTGCTGGCGGGTATCGTCTTCAGTCAGCTCGCTGATGACCGAAAAATCGAACTGATAAATCAGCTCATGACGATTCAGATCCAGCAGCGTGCCGCCGTCATAGGTAATCGGGTTACCGCACGCCTCCGGGTTCCAGCCCAGCAGAGCCTTAAAGAGCATCTGCCGGACATCGTCCACCACATCATACGAGGCAAACTGACCGCGCTCATCACGCCCGTTACTCAGTATGACAACCACGGAGAAACCCTCTTTCAGCTCCTGCCAGTAGTCGGTCTGGCTTTTGTTTTCTCCCGGAGAATCATCACCCGGTACAACATATGCCGCCGGGAGTTTCAGCTTTCCGACCTCCGGCAGATTTTTGAACTGGGCCGCGCCTGCAACCCGGTTTTCAAAATACGGACAGCGGGCACGCAGTGCAGCAATAACAGGCGTCAGTTTCATCTGTGTCGTCGCTCCGGCTTCAGTGATTTACGCAATTCCCGCGCCAGAAAATAGCGTGTCCAGCTGCGGTTCTTTTCAAGCGTTTCCACCATGAAGTTATTACGTGGAGCCAGTCGCCAGCCGCTGCCACCGGATGCACCACGATGATGGCTGCGACGACGCTTTGCCCCTCGCCTCACGCCATAGAACAAAAAAGCCGGATAAAAATCACCGGTGATACGGCGGTTTCCCTCTCCATTACGCTGGTTAGGGGCTATACGTGCCATAAAACCAGGGCGATGTTTACTGGCTCTGGGTACCATGTAACCAATCGAACGAGCCAGGCGTCCGGTCTGATAACCGGGGTTTTCACCCGGTGCCGACCGCGCACGGCGCATCACCAGCCGACGGGCATCACGCATATGACGCTGACCAATCGTGACAAACGCCCGCCGGACACGGGCGCGGTTAAAGCGCATCTCCGCGGGCTGCTGAAAATCAACGTGCAAAAAGGAAGTCGTCATTGTTGCCTCCGTGACTCTGCCTACATTCGCCCAGCTCCGTACACTCCAGCAGCAGAAAGCGCCGCGCCCCGTTCAGATCGCGCTGACGTTTCACCCGGTACACACTGTCACCGCAGACCACCTCATAATCAGCGGTGATCCCCCGGCGGTAACGAATGGTGATGTAATGGGTGATGGCGTCCCCGGTCTGCGCGGTTTCCTGCCTGGTGGTGGCACTGGTCTGGATAACCTTCGCCCATGTCCGGAACGTAACCGGGTATTGAGGCTCCACGCCAAAGTTATCCGCGGGCATATCCACCCGCAGGCGGATCAGGACGCGTTTATTCAGTTCACCGGGGTCCGGCAGAATGTAGGTTGCGCTGGTCTGCGCCTGACGAATTTTCATTGCGGAAAGTACCTGTACGGGCCGACAAGCCAGCCAAAACTCTGCGGCATGTCGAGTTTCTCCACTTCCGTAACCGACGAGCGGTTTTCGTAAAAATGGCTGATAAGCATCAGCATCCCCAGACGAATATCATCCGGCAGGTGCAGCCCGTCCTGGTCGCTGTCAGGAATGGTTTCATCCGGTGCATAGAGCTTCCGGTTCAGATACGTTTCCGTCCGCTTTTGCGCCGCACAGGCCAGCAGTTGCAGATGGCGGTCATCAGTATCGAAATCCTCATCCAGCCGGAGTTGGGCTTTAATCTCTTCCATTGTCAGAAGCATACTCAGCCCTCTTTACTGGTCGTGGTTTTTTTCTCTTTTGTCGCTTTACTGCTTTTTGCACTGGTTCCGCGCTCTGCTAACCCGGCCTGAAGTGCAATCTCCTGCACCCGGGCAGGAAGCGCCCCGTCGTCATACTCACCGGCCCGAATGACCTCAACACGCATACCGTCCGGTGACCATTTCAGATCTTGTTTCAGGATCATGATTCTTCACCCGTCAGAACAGGGGCGCGGTTCCGCGCCCCTGAGTGATTACGCCGCTGCAATCTTCAGCAGTTTGATGGCCTGCGAATCGACCAGCATCCCGCCGGTGCGCTTGGTGGTATAAAAACCGACAAACGGTTTATTGGTGTACGGGTCACGCAGAATGCGGGTGCCGATACGGTCAACGATGGTGTAACCCCGTTTGAAGTTACCAAATGCAATGGCTTTCGCATCAGCGGCGATATCCGGCATCTGTTCGTTTTCAGCGATACCGTAACCCGCCAGAGAGGACGGCTGCCCCAGTTCCAGCCCCGGACGCCACAGATAGTTACCCTCGGTGTCTTTCAGCAGACGGATGGCAAACAGGCTGTTGTTGTTCATCATGAACTTCGCGCCAGTGCGGTGTGCCTTACGCAGCGTGTAAATCAGTTTGATAATGGCGTCTGCGGTCACCGTCGTCGCTTCACCGGATACAATATGCTGAAGTTTACCGAACGCACGAACCTTATCGGTTTCATCGGTGGATTCATACGCCAGGAACCCTTTTGGCTTCTTAGTGCCATCACCGGTGGTAAAGGCAATTTCTTCCTGTTCGGCAAATTCGGTCGCCAGCTCGCTGTTGATCCAGGCCTCCACGTTGAAGAAGGCATCATCCAGCATTTTCTGAGTGGCCTGCGGGTTACCGTAGATTTCCCCCATGAAAGGTTCAATCAGTCCCAGTTTTGAGGTGGCAGTCTGGGAGCGCGCGTCAGTCTCGCCCACCCATCCGGAAGCCGTGCCGCCCAGATTCACCAGTTTTTTGTAGTCGGAACCGCCAACAGTGATCACCGTGGCTTCCTGGCGCATCACCACTTCATCTTTCAGCAGGGTGAGAATGTTGCGATCCAGTGCTTCCGGCACGGCATAGCCACCGTCTTCATCGGTGCCCACCTGCAATGCCTTGCGCTCCAGATCGCGCAGACCGTCTTCACGGCCTTTACGCAGAAAGCCCACAAACGCCTCTTTGTGCTCTGTGGCCAGTTTATTTTGCGCACCACCTGCCGGACGTTTCAGCTCAAGCAGCTCTTTTTCAAGGTCGCTTTTGAGATTTTCCAGCTCGCTGAGTTTCCCGTTCAGGGTTTCCACCTGCCCGGCAAGTTTGCCTTTTTCCTGCTCAATCGCATCCACGCGCTTGTCGTTCTTTGCCTTGAAGTCGTCAAACTTCTGCTGCAGCTCCTGCGCGACCTGTTCCACATCTTTAATATCAACCGCCATCGTATTTCTCCTGATTAGAAGTTCAGATTTTTAAGTGCATTCAGTGCAGAGCCCACATCCTCAGCGTCGCGCAGGGACAGTGCGCCATAGCCCCCGGCCATGAATGCTTTGGCCTGGGTACGGGAGAGTCCGACATCACGCAGGACTCTTTCGATTTTTTTCTGTTCGGGGATTTCCCCGCGGGCCAGCGCGTTCTTGACGTCGCTGATCCGCGCCTCGTCGTTAGACGGGAACGTCACCAGACTGACTTCCCAGAGGTCGATTTCTTTCAGCAGAAAGGCTTCTTTCGTCCGGTCGTATTCCCAGTCCTTCAGGACGTACCCAATAGAAAGGCCGGTTAACGAACCGGCCTTCATGTGTGCATGTGCGCGTTTTGCCAGGGGATCATCATCAATGAGCAACCGCCCCCTGACGTAAAGCCCGACATCGTCTTCCTTCATTTCGGTGTAAACGCCGATGGGCTCATCCATGCGGTGCTGCCAGAGCAGCGCAGGTAACGTTTTTCTGTCACTCCACGCCCGCAGGGAAGCAGCAAATGCCCCGGACATCACCACATCATCGTGGCTGTCCTTTACACCAAAGACGGAGCCATACCCTTCAAACTCACCGGAGTCACTGACAGATTTCAGACTCAGCGGTACATCAAGACGTTGTTTCGTCTGCATTGGCGTTATCCTTCTGCTTACCGGCTTTACTGCCATCGGAGGGTTTCGTGGTCATGTTCATCGGTGTGAGATAGACATCACCACCGGGACGCGGATTCATATCTTCCAGGTCGCGGCAGTCATTGGGAGAGTAAATTCCCCAGTTGATCCCGGTGGCGTAGGCTTCAAAACGGGACTTCATATCCCCGCGCAGTAACGCCCCGGCGTTAAATTTGGCGTAATAAACGCCCTGCTTACTTTTTCGTACCAGTCCGGTGTTGATCCGCTGCTCAATACGGGTCAGATACGGCACCAGTGAATAGTTGATAAATCCCAGCCCCAGCTCTTCGATATTGTTGAAGGTGGCGCGATCGGTGTTCTGCACCATGTGCAAGGGCACACGGAACAGACGACAGATTTCTTCAAGCTGAAACTTGCGGGTTTCCAGGAACTGGCTGTCCTCGGCGTTCAATGCCATCGACTTCCAGTCCAGCCCCATCTCAAGGATCATCGGGCGGTGAGCATTGCCAAGCCCGGTGTGACGCTCCTCAAAATCTTTCTTCAGGCGCTCATAAGCCTGATCCGACAGCGTCTGTTCTGTACGCAACACACCGGACGTCACCGCGCCATTGCTGAACAGTCTGGCACCGTGCTCTTCAGTCGCTGCTGCCAGCGATATTGCCTCGCGGGCATAGGCGATGGGATTCAGTCCCACCAGACCGTCCAGCGTCAGCGTGCGCACATGCCAGATATCCTCCTGGGTCAGCACATCCGTTGAGCCGTCCGGGAATGTGACTTGATAGACCGGCTCCCAGCTACTGTTAAGCTTCGGTACCACACAGCCGGGATCGACGGGCAGCAGTTCAGCCACTTCGCCAAATGCTTTCACTTTGTAGGCGTAAAAGTTTCCCCTCAGGCACAGACAGGTGACCACCAGCTCCCAGAACTCCTGCGGCGTCATATAGCCATTGGGATGCGTGGAGATCAGCTTATGCAGACGTTCGCCGGTGGCCCTCTGTTTCAGGCTGCCGTTCAGGTGATACAGATTGCAGGGCAACATCCCGACCGACTCTGCCAGCACCCTGACGCAGGAAAAAACCGCCGTCAGTCGCATGGCCCGCTGGCTACTGATCTGCTTTCCGGTATAGGTGTCGTATGACAGCCCGATAGCATCCGCCAGCTCTGCTGGCGTGGTCACCGGCGCGTCACTTTTTCGTTGAAATAATCCCGAAAAGAACACTATTTACCTCCGCCGACAGACAGCTGTGTACGATCGAGATATCGCGCCACCAGCCACGACCAGAACAGGCACAGCGCCCCGGCAACAACAAAACCCGCCGGGGGATAAATCAGCCAGGCACCATACGCCAGCAAAAGCGCACCCAGCACGCCCACCAGAGGCGCGAGAATCAGCATGATCATAATTACCTCAGTTAAAGCGAGCGGATCCCATAGGACTCAATGTGGTCAGACAGCGTGTCTTCTTTCTCGTACAGCATGGCTCTGCCAACCGCCATAATCAGCGCAACTGCACCATCGATTTTGTTTTCCGCCTGCTCTTTGACGGGCTTCACCACATCATCGTTACCCGGAATGGTTTTGCCGACCACGTTGCCAATACACCAGGTCATGATGGGATTGCCATCATGATGAAAGCGCCCCGATTCAATTGCCGCTTCCAGCTCTTTCATCGGGTCGGACATGTTGGTGTAGTTCTGAATGATAGTGATGGGGTTCAGGTCTTCATCAGCAAGGTCATGTGAGAGCCCGGCCGCCCCGAAGGGGTCGATGGGTGACTCGCTGACCGGGCTGATTTTGTTCGCCGCTTTGGCCTCCTCGAGGATGTAGCGATAATCCACCTCCGCACCATCGGTAACGGTCAGAACGCCCATTTCCACCCATTTCTGAAAGCGTTCGGCTGTCCGTCGATCTTCATTTTTCTCGACGCTGTACACCGTGTCATACGGTACCCAGAAACGCGGGGCCACACTGTAGTAATGCGTTTTACCGTCAATCTCGCGGGTATAAAGTCGCGCCATGCTGTTCATATCCAGCTTACGCGCCAGGTCAAAGGCCAGAATGCACGGCCGCCCCTCGAACTGCTCAAGGGTCAGTGATTTATCCTCGCAGCTCTGCCAGCTCACCAGGTTGAAATATGCAGAACGCGCCGACACCCAGATATTGAGGTGTTTTGTTTTAAAGACGTTTGCCAGACGGGCGTTATTTTTCGCACGCTGCTGCTGACTTAACAAAAATTCGCGATAAACCGACACGCCAATATTTGGATTGGCTTTTTCCAGCACCTGCGGGTCGGTCCAGTCGTCACCTTCATCAACGGTATAGATGATCCCGAACAGTTCATCGTTGGGAACCGAGCCATTGAGCATCTCGATAACTTCCCGCCGCTTGTCGTAGCACGGCCCCTCAATGTTGTACCCGGCAGTAGTAATGGCCCACATCAGTGGCTGACGTCGCGCCCCCATCCCGGTAAGCATCGTGGTGTAAAGCGCATCGGTGGCGTGCTCGTGATATTCATCCACCACCGCACAGTGGGGTGATGATCCATCACCGGGGTTACCGATCAGCGGTTCAAACCGCGCGCCATCCTCCGGACGGTTCATGTTTGAGGCGTTAACCTCAATCCCGAACGCTTCCGTCAGCATGGGTGTGCGTTTACACATCAGTCGCGCCGGGCGAAAGACTTCCCACGCCTGTTTCTCTGTCGTGGCACCGGAATACACTTCCGCGCCAAACTCGTTATCACAGGCAAAACAATACAGGGCGACACCGGCAGAGATTGCCGATTTGCCGTTCTTACGGGGGATTTCGGTATACACCTCCCGGAAGCGGCGCAGCCGGGTACCTTTATTGACCCAGCCAAACGCACAGCAGATCACAAAGAGCTGCCACGGCTCCAGCGTGATGGGCATCCGTTTAAATGCCCACTCCCCCTTGGTATGCGGCAACAGCTGAATAAATTTGGCGGCCCGTTCAGCCAGGTCCTTGTCGAAGCGGTAACGAAACGACTTACTTTTTTCCGCCATCAGGTCATCAAGATGGCGCTGGCAGGCCTGAATCACAAACTGGCAGGCCACAATCTTTCCGCGAACGACATCCCGGGCATACTGATTGGCAGCATTTACGTTGGGGTAAGATTTCCGGCTCATGATTCGATAATTTTCAGAAACGGGTTAGTGGCTTTCTTCTGCCCCGCCAGGCCAATCAGACGCTGGCGGCTGCTGGGGTCAAGTCCGAGCATTGCACCCGTGCTGCTCATCTCGGACTCCTGTTCTTTTTTGGCGGTCAGCTCCGGATTTTTGACCATGCCGCCCATTGCACCGGTGATGGTGTTGCCCTGGCTGGCAATATTTTTCACGGCACGTCGCCAGAACTCATAGGCTACGCACCACCGCTCAAGCACCGCGAGGTCAGTCACGCACAGCAGGCCCTGACCGCAGAGTTCTTTGGTTGTCAGTTGCCACATGATCGTGGCGAGAGGGAGATTTTCTTCTGCGAACCACTCCGGTGGCTCAACGCCTTTGATGGGCGTAAAAACAGGTTCATCTTTGTTCAGGGCTCGCTTGCCGGGGTTTCCGGCCAGCGCCTTGCGCGCCGTTGGCTTGGGGCGACGCCCGGAACGCCCCGCCGTTCCAGCCATATGCGGCACTCCTGGTTAAATTTCATTTTTCGCGGGTATAAAAAAACGATGGGGCGGGCAGTCCGGAAGACGTCAGGTCACAGGGATTTGACCCGCCCCTCCCCTCTGGCAATGGGAACTGGTTCTTACTTCAGCCGTTCACGGGCCGTCTTCGCCTTATGACACGGCCAGCACAGACTCTGCAGGTTACTGTCGGCATCGGTGCCGCCATGCGCTTTGGGAATGATGTGGTCAACGGTTTTCGCCTCACCCACCACACCAGCATGCAGACATAATTGACATAAACCTTTGTCACGCTTCAGCACACGCGCGCGGATAACATCCCACTTCGAACCATAACCGCGCTGATGACGAGATTGCCCCGGCTTGTATTGTTTCCAGCCTTCGTTTTTGTGGCTTTCGCAGTAGCCTGACGGGTCTGTAGTGGTATTACGGCAGCCGCGAACGCGGCAGGCTTTTGGGGTTCGTAGGGGCATTGCATAATCCTCTTGGATGGTTCGCGTACGATACGTGGCACCCTTCTCAGAATCGAATCGCACTCCATTCCGGTTTTGCCATAAACGATCTTTTATGCTTCGCTGGATGTAGTTGATAGTTGTTGAAACTCAATGAACAGGAGTTCACAAATGAATAGTTATGAATGGGAATGGCTTTTGAACAAAGATGACACCCTATACTTTTTCCCCGTAGGCCATTCTGTAGAAGGTAATTACAAAATTCACTTTGAGTTGAGCGGTAGTTGTAACCTTAGAGTCTCAGATGCTGAATTGCATGGTAAACCTGTACTGCTGTTCGAATACTTCGATGAAGATGATGACCGCCCTGCAATAATCGAAATATTAGAAACAACCACTACAACTGTGGAGGCGATGATCGCACATCTGAATAGTATCGATAGTATTTACCATGAACCGATTTACAAAGCTGTTTACGAGTGGGCTGTAAAGTTTTTCTATCGATGATACTTCGTTATCTTTCTGGCATTCACAATACCTTTACATATTAATGACATGCCAGCACAATACTGTCACTTACAACCGTTCGGATTACCTAGAGAAAAGTATGATTCAGGATTTACTGATCGAAGCAATTAGTCACGATAGGATGCATAAAAAGTTAAATGAACTGAATGGCTACTTCTACAATCGCAAACATGAAACACAAATACGTGATGAGTTAGTTGTTATACTCAATCAAATCAGCACACTAACTGCTTTAAGTGAGCATCCAAAACTCGGTATCGGCGCTGTTGACATATCACTTTATAACCAGTCGATATTAACGTCTGAACATAATGGCAATGTTGCAACCATCGAGATAAAACACCATTACCCAAAGGATTTACTTTATCGGCAAGTTCAAGAAGACATCATTTCCGATATTTCAAGAGTAATAGTTTCACCAACTACACACTTTATCCATATAATCCAGCAAAGAACCAAGATTAAAACTCCTTCTTTTGGTCAAGTGAAATTCCTTGAACGTGATGCAAGTGATATCAGCACTTATGTGCAATGTCTTGAGGAGCTAAGTTCATTTCCCAGTAATTTTCATAAAAAAAGTGTATGTATTGAGGTACTTGGTGAAATTATGTCGACATATACCTTTAACGTATATTCATTTGACAACTGATTAATTTGACAATTTTATTGCTTAATGGTTAGTTCTCTCTGCATCTATTTTACGAATATCAGCTTTATCCCGATTGCAGTTAGCCAGCGCAGACAACAGACTCACATTCAGCTCCAGACTGGCACCATACGTCAGCGGATTAGGTATAAACGGTACAGGAGTATCAGAAGTCAGGCTGGGTGGCAGTGGTGCCACCGGAACGCTCACGTAAACTGTCCGCGTACTTCCGCAACCGGTCAGCAGCGGCAGCAGGCACAGCACGTGAAGCACAATCATCATCCGCAACAGCCATTTTGATATCTTCCTGGGTTCTCTGTGACTCCAGTGCGATCTGCTGTTTTGCATGCTGGTTAGCCTCCAGTACTGTATTGACGATTTGCAGTGATTGCAGGACGTTATTGGTAATGGCTGTTGCTGATCCAGCATTTCGTTCAGCCTCATCAGCACGTTTCTTTTCGTACTGATATTTGCTGTAGTAGTGGTTGGCTGACCAGATGAAAGAACCAATGACAGTAACGAAGAAAGCAGCGATAACCAGCTTATAGCTCAACTTCATTTATCACCCCACCAGCCTCTTCAAACCGTGCAATCAGGTCACCGATTTTATGTTCATACTGACCGTAACCTGCACCAGGTAATGACGCCCAGATATTGCTGCAACGGTCGATTGCCTGACGAATATTGCCACGGTCAATCATCGGTAAAGCGCCACGCTCTTTAATCTGCTGCAGAGCTACAGCGTCCTGGCTTTCTGGAGAAAAATCTTTCAGGCCAAGCTGTTTACGGTAAGCATCCCACCAGCGTGAAAGAAGCTGGTAACGTCCGGCGGCTGTTGACTTGAGTTTCGGGTTTAGCGTGACAAGTTTGCGAGGGTGATCGGAGTAATCAGTGAAGAGTTCACCACCGACAATAACGTCATAACCGTGGTTACGTGTCGGTTGTCGTCCGTTATCCGTTCCTTCTGACCAAGCCACCATATCAAGGAAAGCTTTACGCTGGGAATTTAGTACCTGCATAAATTACTCCTTAGAGCCACCAAATTTGTTACCGATTACTCGCATTGCAGCCCCACGAATAGCATCGACACCGATCAGCCCCACCCCACCACCAATGGCAACAGAAAGTGATTTAGGCCATCCGACATACTCAAGAGCGGATGCAAAGGTCAGCGTCAGAGCGCCACATAGCAAAATCTCGAGCGTTTTTCGCTTCCAGCCACCACCACCGCCAAAATAGGCGATGCGCAAACCAGCCATAACGATCGACATAATCACTGCACCCAGCGGTGTGTCTCCACGCCACCAGCTCTGGACCAAGTCCAGCCAGGTATTTGGGTTATGAGGCATTTCGTCATCTCTCACCTCGCGATATTTGCGGGTGCTGTGTTGGAAATAAAAAGGCCACGCAACGTGGCCACCAGAATTATTTCCCCACCAGTTCACTTACCTCTTTCACCGTCTGATTAAACCGCTCTGACTCAAGTTCAACACCTAACGCCCGACGCCCCAGCGCCATTGCTGCTTTTATTGTGGAACCGGATCCCATAAAGAAATCAGCAACCAGATCACCAGGTCGACTACTGGCATTGATTATTTGCCGGAGCATATCCGCCGGTTTCTCGCACGGATGTTTACCCGGGTAGAACTGAACGGGCTTATGCGTCCAGACATCGGTATAAGGCACGGAGACTGATACGGAGAAATAGCGCCGGAGAGATTTAAACTCATCCAGCAATTCAGAATATTTGCGATTCAGTGAATCATAAGATGCCACCAGCTGGTGGTGTGGTTGTTCCAGTTGTTGTTCCTGAAACTTCTCTGCCGCTATACGGGAAAACAGTGCCTGTAACTTCCGATAGTCAGCCTCATTCGGCAACTGCCACTGACTGGCACCAAACCAGTGGGAAACCATATTTTTCTTACCTGTGGCTTCGGCAATTTGTTTTGCCGTTATACCCAGTTCGGCACGAGCATCCCTGAAATACGATATCAGCGGTGCCATTATGTGCTGTTTGAGTTCCCTTTCTTTTGCCGCATAGTCGTCACTTTTGCCGCGATATGGCCCCTGGTAATGTTCAGCAAACAGAACGCGCTCTGTGGCAGGAAAATATGCGCGCAGACTTTCTTTATTACACCCATTCCAACGTCCGGACGGCTTCGCCCAGATGATATGGTTAAGCACGTTGAAACGTTCACGCATCATGATCTCAATATCAGATGCCAGGCGATGCCCACAGAACAGGTAAAGGCTTCCGGCAGGTTTTAACACCCGCCAGAACTGGGCCAGACAGTGGTCCAGCCACTTAAGGTAATCTTCGTCCCCTTTCCACTGATTGTCCCAACCGTTAGGTTTCACTTTGAAGTAAGGCGGATCGGTAACAATCAGGTCAATGGAATCATCAGGCAGGGACTGAATAAAATGCAGGCAATCAGCGTTGATTAAATCAACACTGTTTATTTTTACAGTATTTTTCATGGATCAGTAAGCGTAACTCTGGTAGGCTCACTCTGCTTTTGCGCTAAAGCAGTGGGCCGTGGTTCGCTTGTGACCAGTAAGCATGAGCGAATGGCTGGCAGGTGCTACCAACACCCACCAGCCGCCCATTTTCACAGCAGGAAACCGCCATTACTGGCAGCGTCTGAATTTATTCCCGTACCCGCCGTTATCCTTCGCCAGACCCGCCAGAACTAACTGAGTCAGTATTAACTGGCACCGGGCTTCGCTTACTCCGGTAGTTCTCGTCATCATGCGTGGCGTTACCCACTTGTCAGCAGGTAAGAAATGAAGGACTGCGGCGGCGGTTTCTGTCATATCTTGCTGTTTTAGCATGTCTTTTTCCCTTCTGGTTAACATGACATACCAATAACTCTTGTCTAAAAAGCCAGCAAGATAAAAAGTCAGTATTCACGACCACCAGCGTGTTTACTGTGCTGCACCAAGTTTACAGGTACAAAAAAACCGCTCAGCGGCGGGTTTAAGTTGTGTGGCGAAGTAACCACTCTTAACACAGTAATCTAGAAAATGCGGACCGCGTTAGTGATTTTTATCTGTTTTTCCATTATTTTTTTGCCACACAGCTTAAAACGAAAAATAAAGCAGGCGTTGCCAAACCTCACGGTGACAGTTGGCTTAGAATGAGGACATATTTTTGGATAAGTTTGATGAGATTCATGTAGACATTGAATCTGAGCAGCAAGCCTTCGATTTGCTTGAAAGCTATCTTGATGGTTATGGTTTACCTGACAGTTTAAGTTTCAACGGATGGCCAAACCTTACCATCAGATTAACCGGTGAAAAATTCAACAGATCGCTAACACCTTCAGTTATGAAGGGATTTGTTGAAATGCAAGCTCAAATCAACAAATCATATGCCCTTGCCAAGTACGGTGTCCCTGACGTCCGCAAACTGACCAAAGAAGAACTTGATGCCCTAGAAATAGAAGTTACGGTAGAACAGGGTTCTTCAATAGTAGAAATCAACATTGATGGCTTTTTAACCAAACTCACACAGGAACTTGTTGGTAAAATGAACGCAACTGAGATCATGTTTACTGTTCTCGGCGCAGCAGTCATCTGGGGCGGAGTAACAGTATTTAAACGGTTCTTGGACAACCGTAAAGATATTCGCCTTGCAGAAATTGCTAAGGATGGAGAGAAAGAACATCTCCGGACTATGCAGATCATGAGCGAGCAAGAAACTAAACGCCTGCGGGTTATTTCAGAAATGATTGCGGAAAAACCACTTCTCGATAACATGGACCGTATGTCGTATGACGCTAAAACCCAAATGGTCAAATCCTTTGTGCGTTCAGATAACGCTCAAATTGATGGCGTTACTATTGATTCTGAAATGGCGAAAGAGTTGGTTACGAATGCTCGTAGACGTTCATCAGAAATGAGGATTGATGGTATTTACCGAATTGAAGAAGTCAATAATACTGACCCAGAGAGTTTCAAAGTTAAGGTCCGACGCGTAGATACCGACCAACGTCTAACCTGCGTAGTTCAGGATGTTTTCCTTGATGAATCCGGAAACAAAGAAGCATTGCAGCGAGCTGAGTGGGAAAGAAAGCCTGTACATTTGAGCATTAACGCAAAACACGTCGATGGTGACATTAAGTCAGCAGTAATTCTCTATGTTCGAGATGTGGAACAAAAGCCCGAGTAATCGGGCTTCAATAATCAATCTTTAATTTCGGGGTCCATCTCTAGACTAATTTCCAGCATCGATAGGCAGCCATCAATAAACCCCTCAGCCATCTGTATCTCAATGCGTATTAGTTTCTCATCCTTTTTACGAGCCTTGGCGAGCTTTCTTTTAGAGATACCGTATAGGTAATGGGCAACAAGAAGCGAATGTTCGTCCGGCCTTTTTTGCCTTAGACGAGCAAGACAACCTTCAATAATTAATGCATCACTATCTGAACATGCCTGACGTGTTTTGCTTGTATAGGGAAGAAGCCCTTTAAACCCAGCAGCTATAGGAGAATAGTCTACTCCTGAACTATCACTCGCCGCCCATGCTCCCCAACGATCCAGAACCATTTGAATATCACGCATCAACTTTCTCCACAAAATCAGGCCAGCACGCCAATTGCCAGCGCACGATCGATAAAACGAAATATCAGCTCCAACTGAGAGCCATACTTTTCTTCAAATACCACGGTATCCGCATGCAGCTCGTCGTGATGCTTTCTGCACAAAGGCAACACAAAAAGGTCATGGGCTTTTGTTCCCATTCCACCCTGACCGTAACCTATCAGGTGGTGGGGATCATCAGCGGGCTTTCCACAACATGCACACGGCTGTGTCTTAACCCAGCGCGTGTACTTTTCATTAACCCAGCGGCGACGTTTTGGGCGTAACATAAAAGACTCCGGCGACTCCGGATCCACTTTCAGCGCCAGCACCTTTTTCGCCTTATCCTGGATGATGCTGGTGGCAGGAACCGAAGGCACAAGGTCACTTTCCCGGGTGACAGACGGCACAACAGGCTTCGGTAATCTCAGTGCCTTACGGGCTGCACTTTCCGGTAAGGCATCCGCCAGGTCATTACGAATCAGCCACCAGCACAGTTCCGGCATTGTCACAACGTGACTGTCATCAAAACCGAGATCCCGACGCACAACAGACAACACCCAGCGGGCACAGTTATCCGTTGCCATTGATTCCAGCCGTTCCGTGAACTGATCGCGCAGCTGGTTATCGCAGTGCCAGCACAGACGGATTGCACCCGGAGCGTGTCGCATTGTGGTCATGTTCTCGCTGTGCCAGTCGGAATGAGGCCACTGGCAGCCTTTTTCACGAAGTAACCAGCTTTCAAGACATTCCACGCCACCAGCACGACGGATCACTGCCTCATTGCGGAACACGGCCCGAACGGTAGGATCATCCGCCAGCGGTTGTGATGCCGCCGGAACGGCACCACTGGCGAAAGATGAATAACGTTCCGGCTCAGGCTCCAGCAGGACACGCCCCTGCATAAACAGGGGCATCAGCTCTGAACCTGGTCTGAACAATACGATCCCCATACGCGGGGCAATTTCAGGGGTCAGTAGTGCTCTCACGGTCACCTCAATGTACGGTATCGAGCAGCTTTAACAGCTCAGGGAATCGGGATTCGAAGAAATGCGGCTGCGTCTCGCGCGGATTTGCGGGACTGGTGATGTTCTTGCCGAACATGCAGCCTTTCGCTGTCAGTGACCAGAATTTTTTGATGTTGTTAATCGCGGTACGGCTGTATCGTTCGCGTTGTTCAACGATCCCCAGCTTCACCATCTGGTGATATGCCTGATTAGC